GGGTCATTTCTTCATCCAGCAAATGAGGTATAGTTACCCACTCTTCAAGAAATTCACTTTCATCCTCAACATGTAAAAGGATCTTAGTCTTCTTCTTCGAGACGCGAGGGATTGAAGCTGTTACCGTCATTTACTATTCCCTCTAATATCTGCTGTTAATTGAATAATCACTGACTTACTTGAAGACGTTGTAGTAAAACGAAAGACCTCAAATCGTCTGGCCCTGCCGTTTCTTGTCCAGACAAGTCTTTTTTCACTCTCACCAATCCGGCCTATTTTTCGCTGCCTCTCATAAGTGAACTTCTTACCGTCTAAAGACCTGTCCAGCCGCATAATCGGTTCTGGAGAATTGGCATTACCCGTACCTGACTCAACAGTTAATTCAAGAGAAGGGACTGAGAATGAATTCATATTATTCTGAAAGGGCTGAGTGGCAATACGTCTAAACATGGGCTCGCCATATTCCTGAAAGACATCCACATCCATTGACCCTATTCGTCCGTCCTGTGAGTCGCCTACCAGCAATTTACCGTAAGCTGATACAATCGAATTAACCCGCCATCTAACGATCTCTACCACACCGTCAGGCCTTAGAATGACCGATTTTCGCTCATGCCACCTTCCATTTATCGTATTAATAAAAATAGTTGTATCAGGAAGAGAGAATCCAACAAAATAGGCTCCGCTTTGCGCGTAAGATACTGCAAAAGATTCCTCCAGTTCAGTCTGTGTAGTTCTTTCCAGTAATGTATCTATTCCGGTATCAGAGACTTTTTCAGGGAAATTACCTCCTGATTGCCACACTGCAGGAGATTCTTCTTTCCCACCCCCTATCCACATGAAAGTATTATTCGAATTAATTAAACTAAAGGCTGAGAAAACACCTTTCTGATAGATTAGTCCTGTCTTTAGAAAGGGAAAGTCAGTTCCACCCTGATTGGAGAACTGTTCAAAAGTCTCTGAGCCTCCAATCCATAATTGATTAAGAAACACTACCGGAGCGACTATTTTATCCGGGTCTGCCTCGGCTGTTCCAAAATCACTTGAATCATAGGCAAGGCCGTTATTAAGGGCAGAGATAATGAATTTCTTGGTATCTGTGGTACAACAGAAAAAACCGTCTATATAAACTACATGCTGTGGAGCGCCATTAGCCGTAAAGCCCGGATCAGTTATAGTCGCAAAACTGTCGGGATTTTGAGTGAAGATAAATCCGTCACCACCAGGAACCAGAATCATTAATTGACTGCCGTTATCAGCCATCGAGACTCTTCCTGATCCTGTAATAGTTCCACGTATATCAGTAGTAAAGTCTGAATTGACCCTTACAAGAGAATTCCCATTTACCTCATAAGCTGTGTCACCTAATCGATGAGATCCACGGTTAATGCTTTGTGAAGTACTCCCCGTAGTTACTAACTGATCGAGTCCGGGGGTACCGAAACAAATCTCTCTGTTTAAACCCTCGGTCTGGACTAAATTAGGATAGTAATTAAGACACTCCTGGGCACTTACAGGCAGAGAGTCTGATTTATAAAATCCATTAGCGATTGGAAGAGGGATATCGGGCATTATTCATCCACAAGTCTGCGTCTTGAAATACGCATAGAGGCCGAAGGTGAATCATTCCACCCTGGCAAAGTAGGGTTTTCTGTAATCAATCCACCAAAATTGGTGCCGGCTGAGTCCCTTACTATCTCTGTGGTTATTTTCTGGGTTTCTGTCAAGTCCAGAATAACTTCAAACTGGGCGGGGATATTAGTATTGGGATTATTTATCTTGGAAAATAATGAAATCCCGGCCTGAATACCATCAACCATAAGTCTGAAGAACAAATGCGCTGCTCCCCCTGCAGCTCCCGCTCTACCGTATTGTAAGCTAACACTAATCTCATACTGGTCTGTTTCGTTAACAGTCACCTCACCCAGAGAGTCTATTTGTACAGGATCACTACCTGTACCCTGAGCTGCACCATACTCTACTTGTATAGGGTCATCCGTAGCTGTGGGCATTTGATCTAAAAAACTGTTCCCGAGCAAGAGGGTTGTTTCAAAAGGCTTCTGTCGATAAGTTCCAAAATACTGCCCGTCTATAATTCCGTTTATTGTTCCGTTATTGGTAATAGTTCCTGAAAACTCAGAAATCAGACAGTTTAAAAGCCCTCCCGAATCAACAATAATATCCCCGATAATTTTGCCACAGATTAGATTGCACGTTGCCCCACTCTCTATTTTCAAAGCAATATCTGCAACTATTCCCGCTGACTCAATAATCAGGGTTCCATTCTTGATATCAAAAGCGGTTGTATTATTAGCTAAAAGTGTTTTTTTAATCGAAGAGACACTAATAACACACGTATCTGTCGGACTTACCGGATTACATTGACAAAAAATAACATTATCCGCATCCAGTGAAATGGCGTTTAAATTCATGTCAATAGGTGTGGTCATGGTGGCAGTCATCTCAATACCAATACCACCCTCGGCAGCCAGAACGATTTGACTGAGATTAAAAAACAAATTATCCACAGTGCCTGCGATTTTCACACCAATACCGTTTTCTGGAACACTGGTAAAAAAACAATCTATCCCCAATGACTGATATCCATCGACATTGAAGCAAATACCATCTTCCTGTGAATTGATTAATGAGGTAAGCGTGCATTGAAGAAAAGAAGCTAAATCAATAGCAATTACAGCCGAGGTAATAATGGAAACATTTCGCCCGTCAAATTGGATAAAATCACCAAGAATAAACCCGGTAGAAAAACTTCCCCCCTGAATACCTGATACAACCGCAATAGGAGGAAGAGTCAACTTAATAGCCTCATCAATAGCTTCCTGCATGGTAGGTTTGGGTCTTTCAGGAGTAGTCCCGTCAAACTCTGACCTTCCTGCAGGAGCAGGAGAAAACCAAAATCCTCTTTCCTGGGTATCTATCGAAAGCTTATGGCTCATCCCTGGAACCACTGGCCACGGGCCGGGTAGAAAATAAGAGTGGCCCCGGTTGCAAGAGAAGTAGGCGCTTCTATCGTAGCATCACCAAGAACTGTGATAGTTCCTGATGTAGAGGATATTTTGATTGATTTTATAGCACTTAAAATATTGGGAAGTGTGACATTGAAAGTCCCTAAACAATTAATAATGTCATCATTGCCCAAGACCTGAATGTTCGCATTGGCCTCGACAATCTGTAAGGCGCCGTTATTTAGAATCTCTATCGTATTATTGACTGCAGTAAGAGTAATTCCTAACTTGGCAACCAGTGAAATCAGATCAGGCGTGGTAGTCGCCTTATTGAGCATTATAGGTAAGCCGGTAGCGTCTACAGTGAAGTTATGATCTAAAGTGATACCGTTCTCTGGACTTACACTTGCTTTAACTCCTGCGCCATTCTCTAAATTCCGTATATTATGGACACTGCCCTGAGTATCCAGTACCGGAGTACCAGTCACAGCACCGTCCTGGACTATAGTTCCCGTAACACCCAAAGCGGCTAAAAGATCCTCCTTGAGTATTTTAATATTCGTTCCGTCTATAACGAAATCAAACGTAGCCCCCGCTGGAATTGTAGTCTGGGCAATAAAATTGGATTTCTTGATACCTCTACCACGATCTACCATTACGCCTCCACGGTATCCGTTTCAAGCCCTATAGCACCTGATATTTCGGCAAGTATCTCGGCCTCCTGATCAGGGAAAAAGTGACTGGTTCTCATCCCGTGACCCTCATTACCCGACCCAATAGGTAGAGTACCGGGGAAACGACTGGGAACAATCGTAATACCCAAAAGTTCCATGGTCTTTTTCCCCTCAATAGCTATTCGACTTAACTGGGGTGATACGGTCCCGCCATAATCCGGAGAGACTTCAATGGCTACATTTGAAATAAGCCCTCTCAGAGCTCCAACAGGGACAGTGATCTCATCCCCCAACCCAGAGACTTCGGTATAGCCCAGATTAATCCCGTTGGCAGCTAAATCGAACATAAAGTTATTCATGGCAAAAATAAAATCCTGGGCATCGACAGCTTCTAACTCAGCCTCGGCACCCAGGACTATTATGCTCTTTAGTCCAGCTGTAACTACCTGATCAGCGGTGGCCATTTCACTTATTTACGCTTCCATCCGAGCCTTTCTGCCTCTTTAACAGTAGCAGGCGCATCATTGAGTTTAAGCTCAGTTCCATTTGGCTTAACCCAGGTAGTGAGTTTTACTTCATCTTTAGCTTTATTCGCCATGATAATTACCTTTTCAATGAAAGAATGGGGGCCTAAGCCACCGACTAGATATTACTTACTATTATGGAGTACCAAATCCCTGACCGGCGAAGAAAGGATTCATCTGTCCGAAAGCAGGCAGTAAGTCGAATCTGATTTTCTGGACGTTCGCATCCCCGTCTGAATAACGAGTCACACGAATAGAGAATCCATCCTCAGTCGTTACAGTCTCATCGGTTGCGAACAACTTGGGAAGTTTAACCGTAGCCAGTGTAAAGGCTTGTGGATGATAGAACAGATTGGGCTGAATGGTAGCGGCGGAAGTACCCAGAATAGTGATTACATCACCACTGGTCAAAGCCGTATCCACTGAGTTGTACTGTCCGTCAGTCTCTCTGATTGCCGGACCTGTTACGACCAGATCACCTTCTCCACTACCACCTAAAGTCACGTCAGCCGTTACAACAGCAGTCCATAATATAGCAGCTCCGGTTTCATCCAGAATAAGGTCACGAGTAGACAGATTTAATCTGTTACGCCCTGTGATCTGAACAATATCACCGGCCTTGACAACCGCGGCAGCGGTAAAAGCTGTCACCGCAAGCGTCTGGGTCATGGTGTCTTTAACAGAAACATAAGTCGCAGTAGGAGTAGCCGTTAGAGTACCGGCCAGATCAGCTGCTGTTGTGACAACACGGGTAGCCAGTGCATTACTCTGTATAGCTTTCAGTCCACCGAAATTCCGGCTTATCTGCGCATCTTCCCAGGCAGTCGTAACCAGATTGGTCCTGCCTGAAGCAAGCGCATTCTGAACATCGGCCAGAGAAGTCATGGTGAAGGGGTTTATAATGTAGTACCAGGGCATATCATTAGGTACGCCTGTGGCAGACAATAAAGCGCCTGCGTTCGCCACCTCACTCCACTTCGTGACAGCTGTACCTACAGTACCGGACAGCAACCCTGAATTTTTGAGCATGAACACGCCGAGATTTTTCTCAAGGGTCGTTATAGCCCTGGTACCCATAGGGGCAATGATCTTCTCGAGCTGGTTTAACTCAAGGGCTTCTTCGATATTGCTCCATTCAGTGGCTACAGTGATGTAGTTCTGAACGGTGGCACTTGCCTTACCGGAAATAATATCGGATTTGGTGGAGCCGGAAATATCACCACCTGAGGTTTCAATCGCATTGTAATCATGCGGTCGTTTAACATCGATAATTGTACCGCTTTCAGGATTAAGCTTTCCCTGAAACAGTTGAGTATCGATAGTTTTGGTAAGAACGCGCGAGGATTCAAATCCCTTTAAAAACATCATCAGGAGTTTGCGCGCAAAGTTACTTGCTGTGCTGTTAGCCATAGATTCACCTGTAAAGACAAGAATAGTGTACTCAATTAAGAGTATTCGTATCCCGATAGCTGAATCGAGTGCCCGGAGGATGTAAGTCTCTGTGCTTTTACAGCTTAATGCCCTGTCTCTCTACAGGTGTTGTGCCCGGATTTCTCCGATAGGGTGAATATATCACAAAAATCTATGAGAAAGTTACTTTTACCCCTTTAATGGCGTAGGGATCACCTTCGGTAGCCCCGCCTCCTTTCAAAGTCTCTGTAGGATCAGGAGGAAAATCGGTTGGCTTAAACATCTCGGTTGCTTTTTGGGTTAGGTTAGTTGCCATAGCTACCGCTGCGTCCATTGGACTCATAGCCGCTAGATTACTTGCTTCAAGAGGGTTTTTAGCCAGAAACATGGCTATCTGTGGACCGTTGGGAAGGGTCAACAATCTGTTCTGGGCATCCATAGGAAGACCCATATTGATTAAGCTGGTATTAGCCTGCAAGAGTTCATTCTTATCGATATTCAGCTTCTCAGCCGTTTCTAAATAAGTCCTTTGATTGTTTTGATGATCCAGAACTGTTTGCTGGTATTGAGTTTGCTGGTCTTGTAACGTTCTTTGACTCTCAGCCCTTTCATTGGCATCGAATGTGGTCTGAGCAACCATAGCCTCATCCCTGGCCTTCATCTTATCTGCGTAATCATCTGCAAATTGATCCGGTAAATCAGGGATAACAGGTCTTGCACTGACAGGCATTTTACTTCTTAAATCGTCATTTTCCCTTTGTAAATCCTGGCTGATTCTTTCCTGATCCCTGAATCTTTTAGTCCCTTTCGCCGCTATATTATCGAGAATCTTTTGTTGTTCACCGTCAAATACTATTCTCTCGGTTTTTTCTTCCGCTTTTACTTCAGTTTCAGTTTTCTCTTCAGTGATTCCCGGATCTTCACTGAATACTGATTCCTTTGCTTCAGATTCCTTAATATCAAGGCCGGGTTGTTCTGTTACTTCGGGTAACACTTCTGCTTCTTCGCCCATAATTTACTCCATGGTAATTGCCCTGAATCAGTCAGGTTCTGTTGATATTTTCAAGTGCGCTTGAGTCTTCAATGGATTCATGCAGTTCTGCCGCCTGATCAATAAAGGCCCGTTGCGCATTGGGTCCAGTGAAAGTGTCTACTCCCTGAGCCTCACGGATTAGTTTAAGTGTCTCGGCCATAGTCTTGATAACTTGCTGATCAGCTTGATTCTGCTCCATTAGAATCTGTTGATTAGCCAACAATTGATCGAAAGCACTGGACCTTTGATCGCTGG